GGTAATGACTCCTGTAAAGGCAGCTGTGATGAGCTCACCAATAAACTCAAATCCATTAAAAGTAGATTTCTTCCTCTTTAACCGATGAAAGAAGTTCACTAATCCACCCATCAATGCCAAGAGAAAGACCCAGGTATAGGTCACTAAGCTATACGATCCAGGGTCTTTCTCAGGCACGATTAGCTACCTTTACTTGCTTTTGGTTTGGACTCCTGTGCAACAGGTTCTTTGAGGTTTGCCTGTTTAATTTGCTCCATGAGTCTTTCACCATCGTCTTCCCCATAAACCTTAGAGACGATCTCGTAACAATACTTAGAAGATAAGCGGTCATATTCATGTTGGATATGAATGGGGTGTTCTTGATCACTCTCTTCAATTAAGAGGTTTTCTTTACCAAAGATGTTTCTAAGGATAGGGATTTCATGAGGAGGCACATCCACCACTGTCGTGGTGTAGGCATCTCTCCTAACGTGCACTCTAGAGAACTTGATATTTATTGGGTTCATGATTAGCTTCCTGTAATACGCAATACCGCATGGGCATTAGCTCTTGATGTTGATAAGGCGCAGCGAAGATTCACCATGGCATACATCGCCAAGGTGTCATGCGGTCTGATCGGTGCAACGATGTCTAGATCGTCATCTCTAAGCTTTAAATAGCGTGTATTGAGGAAGTAACAGCGCTCACTCCAATGGGCAGTCGAGCTCATAGCATCTAACTCTTCGAACTGTGGATCCCAGATGATCTCTACACCTTTGAATGAAAGGCCTGTATTGACCCCAACACCCACACCAGCATCAATGAACTTACTTTCTCCAGCATTAGCCATATTGGTAATGGTTACCTGGGCTCTATAAGCATCAATGAATTTGCCTCCAGCAATAATGAAGTCTGGGCTGCCGCCATTCTTGATGCACTGACGCCAAGCAATCTCCATCTCCTTGATAAGTAGGCCAGGAGAACTGGTGCTGATGCTAATTTTGGAATAATTTCTCCAATAGCTGGCCTTTGATCGATCAATACCACCCATCGTTCCTGATGTGGGACTGATAGATACCAAAGCATCAAGGCCATTGATGGCATCAGTGCTGTGTGTACCGTCTCGATGTAACTCAAGGTCTAACTTATTGAGAAAGCCTTCCCTAAGAACCTCTAGTTGCTCATCCAATAAATTAATCAACTGAACCTTTTCGTTGTATTCAAGTTGGTAACTGCCACTGCCACCCTCTCTTACTTTGATTCCAGCGCTGAATAGTCTGTCGTAGTCGATATATAGACCGTCAACAGCTCTTCTCCATGGAAATGAAGCAGGTTCAGTTGTGTTTCTTTTATTGAACTTAACGGCATCTTCACCATAAGCCCAAGAAAAGTTACTACCGAGTGTTTTACGAATGTTTTCTACGACATTCTGTTTTGCACCTAAAAGACTCTTACGACCTTCCATTAGTTTTTTGAGGAAGGGCCTTTCGATAGATATTTGATCAACCGGTAGGTTTCGTAAATAATCATCCAAGGAAACTTTAGCGAGTTCCTGTAAATCCGCGTTTGAAATAGCCACATGCCACTCCGAGATAAAGGGTTAATGAGATACCTTGACACCGTGATGGCACGCGAACCCATCTTTACAGCGCTATCGGACGCGACTCCGATCAATCAGCGATTCAGTGTGTAACTACTGGTGCATCAATTATGTGGGGCTGTAAAGTGGGCTTTGGATTTATTTCGGATTTATTTTTGAGTTTCTATACGAGTACTCTTTTGATCACTTCTAACTTTTGCTCAAGCGTATAACCAACCGTGCCATAAGCCATGAAGTTAGTCCCACCTTTGCCATGCCCCGTAATACTCTCGGCCAATGGCACGGGAATGTCATTACAAGCTTTAATTCGATCAATGATGGCGTGTCTGAACATATGAGATCTAAATGAATAGGCTCTCAAGCATTTATTGAGTATTGCCGAGCAACTGGTGCTGCCGTTTTCTCTGGCGTAATGCGGCACCAGCCATTCACTCTTTTCATCTTTAGCGATAGCTTGTAGCTTTCTAGCTGCATCAAGAGAAACGCCAAGCAATGGCACGCACCTGATACTGGCCTTTGTTTTTCTATCAGTTAATTCATTGCGCCTGATCCATAAATGAGGAATAGGATGATCTAAAACCAAGTCATTAAGCTTTGCATACACTGGTTCAGATAGCCTAAATCCAGTATTCAATTGGATCAATCCAACCAATCTATAGGGAGCATCAGTCTCAAGGAGTTTTTCTTTGACCTGCGTGACCAACTCTTTAGTGATGGTTGCCATGGGTCTTTTGATATCCCCTTCCCCATGAATGTGCAAAGATCTAAAGGGGCTTAACCTATCAATGTCTAAATGCTTGAATGCCATATTAATCATGGCATTCAGCATGTTGTTGTGCTTTCTGATGCTCGTTGGATTAAGACCTCTCGACAATTGGTAATCACGGTATTTTGTGATGTGCCAATGCCTAAGATCCTCTAATGGCAAGTTCCCAAATAGGTCTTTAAAGTAATTGAAGTGTCTGTATGCATCATTTCTGAATTTACGTCGATGGGACGATGCACTTTCTTTAATATAGATCTCAAAGGCTGTATCTAGGGTTGGCTTGGATTCTTTTAGGTTCTTTGCCATATGCTCTGATATCAATTGGGCAATAAATTGCTCTTCAAATGAAACGCCATTGATTTTGACAAGTCGATCAAGCATCTTGAGCGCTTGGTGGCTGGGATTGATTGAAACTAATTCTTTTGTCATACACCCCCAAAGCTTTCTATTAAAAATTATTCTGAAGAAAATTTCATTAAGAAATAGGCTCAACAGATAAAAATATTTAAGAGAGGCCATGAGTTGAGAGCTTTTTGCAAACACTATTGGCAGTTAAAGTATTTCTAATAGAAATTCTTTGATTCATTTAATTACTTCTGAAGAATTAATCGCTTTTAGCTTTTATGCCCAATGTGTCTTAGTGCCACCTTGGGCATAAAGACAGCGTTTTTTATCCGTGGCCGTCAAGGGTTCGCAAGCCGCCCCTTTGGTGCGCCCTTGACTGAATAAGAGCATCTAAATTTGAGTAATATACCTAATTTAATTAAATTGATTTAATATTACTAAACCATTGTTTTGCATATACTTATTAAATAATTACTGATACAAAAATGTGACATTTACGTCATATTTTTGTGTATAATGAATGACATCATAAAGAAAGGAGGCCACGATGGCTAAAGCAACCAGCAAAGATCGCATCTTGGCTAGCCTAAGAACGTCAAAAAATAATGTTTTCTTCCGCGAAGAATTCAATCGCTTTGGCAACTATCGCCAAGTGTGTCGCGTGGTTAAAGAGTTATTAGATGAAGGTCGCATTCTTCGCCTTGGTTATGGCACCTATGTAAAGGCGCGCCCTTCTACTATTTCAGGTAAGCCAGTACCAGATGGTAGCCTCGTGAATATTGGCATGGAAGCCATGAAGAAACTTGGCATTGAAGTTAGTCCTGGAAAAGATATGCAAGCCCTTATAAGTGGGGAAAGTACTCAAGTTCCTATGCTCCCTATTGTTAACATTGGCAAAGCTAGAGTCTGCCGCAAGCTATCGCTAGGTAGCCGTAGTTTGGTTTATGAAAAAAATTAACGATCTACAGAAGCGTCAAGTTATTGATGTAATCAATGAGCTAGATCTTGGCATCTCGGAGTTCGCGCTCGAGAAAGACTATCTGGTGACCGATGTCTTGGTTGCTATCAGCAAAATCAATAACCCAGACTTTGAGCTGGTGTTCTGTGGTGGCACCTGCCTTTCTAAAGCGTATGGCTTACTTGATCGAGTGTCTGAAGATGTTGATATCAAGGCAAATCCAAAAGCTAAGAGCGCAGCCACAAAGAGCCTGATTAAATCAAAGATGAGCCTTCTAAAGAAAGATATCGAATCAGCTTTGAACGAAGCTGGCTTTAAATCTGACTTCATCACAAAAGATGGCAAGGATGGAAACCAATTTATTGAGTTCGAGATTCAATACGGCGCCCACTTTGAAGTCAGCCCAGGCATGAGGGCCAACTTAAAGCTAGAAGTTAGCTACAGCCCCTTACGCCTACCTAAACAAGATAAAGACATCACCCTACTTTTTGATTCTCTTGCCAAACTCAGTACCGGACCAACGGTCAATATTCCTTGCGTTGATTTAAAAGAAGCATTGGCTGAAAAGTTAATCACATTCCCGCGCAGGCTTGCCCTATCAATGGGTAAAACAGCTGAACAACCTGATAGCGCTTTGGTTCGTCATTTGTATGACGTTTACCAAATTACTGAGAAGAACTCAGAAATCCTTAATGATGATCTACCTTTATTAGCAAGCCTTGTTAATCAAGTGATCGAACAAGATAGCAAAGACTTTGCGCGTCAGCATCTTGCTTTTGTAAATGATGCTTTTGGTGAAATCAACAAAGCCATGAAGTTCGCTTTAAGCAATCCTGATACAAAAAGAACTTACGATAAATTTATCGAGGTGATGGTGTATGAGAAGAACGCACCCACTTTCGAAGGTGCATTCTCAAGATTCTCAGAAACACTCAAAAAAGTATTGCCTAAACTCAGCTACTGATCCTTTAGATGCCCATATTGCTCAGATGTTGAGCAATCCTATCGACTGGGCTTACTGAGCTGTTAAGAGGCGCCCCCAGTGAAGCTGTTCGGGCATGCAATGGCTGATACTTAGCCACAGTCGCCCTAGGTAACTGAAGCGTTTGATAGATGTGTCTGATTGCACCCCTGATCTCAGATTCATCATGCTCTTTTAAGAAAGAGTGCAGGATGAATGGGTTGTTGAGGTAGTCAGTGATCAATCTCATCTTGGCAGCATGATCAAACTCATCCTTGTGATCAATTAAATAATGATCCAAGGAGTCTTTTAGATGGGTCACAGCAATCTCGTAGTTAAAAGGCTTTTTCTGCTTAATGGGTGGTTGCTCAGTAACTTCGCTGGTTACTTTTAGCAGTGAGCTTGTATTTGCTTTATTCAGGGCTTCTTTTAAGTCTTCTATTTGTTTCTCTAGATCTCTCTTTTGCATCAAGATCTTTTTCATGCGATCACGCCCTCGATCAGATTTGACCTCATCATAGAACTCAATATCCCCCTCAGGATTGGGCTTAACCTCCAGATCAACTTCCTCACTCTTAGCCTTAATTAGCTCATCTAGGAAATTAGTCTTCTTATCTGTTTTTACTTCAACTGCTTTTACTTCAACCGTTTTTTGTTCCTGCATTACTTCAGCTTTAGGCTCAGCTGATTCCTCAGTTGTTACCGGCTCAGATACTGGCTCGGCCATCGTTACTGGCAGTTGTTCGGCCTCTTGAACATCCGTATCAGTTACATCAGTTGTGTGGGTGCTTTTCATTCACTTCCTCCTCTTCGTTTAAATATTGATTGGTTACGGGTTTTCTATAGATGGTTTTAACCAGCATGGGCTCTAAGCGGATACCTGGCTTCTCAGCAACATCACCTTGCTTACCTGCTTGAATCTCGCTTGGGATGAATAACTCAACATCGATTCGATCATCAAAGCGGTGCAGAGTTTCTCTAAGAAGGTTGATCAGTGGCTCAGGCTCTATGCCTTGCTGTCGCAGGTTAATAATTTGAAGTACCAAGCCCTCTATAAAGGGCAAGACTTTGATCCAACTCTCTTGTTGTTCAAACTTATCCGGCGCCCCTGTGGTGCCAGCTCTGATGCGCATCTCTACCATTTCAAAGACTTGGTCTTTGGATAGCTCTGGCCAGTCATAAGATTTGACGATTGTCTTTTTAGTTTTTCCATCAAGCTTCTCTGTTCTTACTTGATGGTTTCCCATGAAACATTCCACCTGCTCTTTACTTAGTTCTTGCAAAAGGATTTGCGCAGCGTATTGGGCGACTTCTTGTAAATAGTCTTCTACTTGGTCTTTGAATTCACCTATACGACCTGACAACGCCCTTTGCATGATGCTGGCCTCTGTGGCAGTTTTAGGTTTAACAATGGTTGACCGTGCCGCGTCTTGTAATCCTGTGACCTGTTCCCAATCGTTTCTGACCCCGTTGGTGTCATAAACAATCGGGTCAATTTTGGGATGTTCTTTTGGCTGTATTACCTGATTAAGGGTTTTTCCTTCTGTGTCAAAAATGATGACATCACCAAAAGCGGAGTCTTTGTATTTCTTAATGGTTTTTTCATTTATCTCAGCACTGGCCACCCACCCAGGGATACAAAGATCACGGTGTTTATTGAATCGATCTCTGGCATGGTTGTGCTCATCCTGAAGTCTTTCAGTAAGATCTACCAAGCTTGGGCCTACAAACTGCCCATCAACCACTTGGTACGGTAGTAAAAAGAATGGGTACCAGCGCTCTCCAACCTTTGCAGGGGCATAGGGCTCTCTTAACCAGAAGTCCGCGCCCTCGGCCATGGTGTAGATACGTTGAGTCGTTTTATCCCATATCTCAAGTACGGCAATCTGCTGATCATCAGTAATTGGTAATACAGCCCCCATACCCAAGGATGCCAATCGATGACCTTTGGAGTTTTGCCCTGTTGCTCCAGTTTGATAGAGTTTGACGTTATTGAGCGGCACCTTATAGAGAGCCTCAGCATGGGATCTTTTCATGGGGACTACCTGACATATCCAGTCAGCATCTGTGTAGTCCCAAAACTCGCATACCGAAGGATCTATCAGTAGATTTTCTGTGAGGATTCTGTCAATCACTAATCCCTCACTGTTAACTACTTCAGCCTGCTCTGATAGAGAGCTGAGAAGTTCCATCAGTTCAGCATACTTGGCT